ACCGCCGACAAACTGCGCGGAAACGCAAAGTATCGGCAACGGGACTGGCCAGTACGGTTACAGGAGATCTTCCCTTGGGAAGAGTTCCTGGCTCCCAATTCCTCATTCGTTGAGGAAATGAGGGAGTCCGTGAACCTCGTCGAACCCGAGGCAGAGATTCCCGTTTCGGTGATCTCTGTCCCTAAAACATTGAAGACACCTCGGATTATCGCAATGGAGCCTACTGTCATGATGTTCATGCAGCAGGCGCTCAACGCGACGATCCTTGATGAACTGAGAAAGGTTTACCACCTCAATCGGTTCATGGACACGCGGCACCAGGAGCCTAATCAGCTCATGGCTAAGCGTGCATCCAGTGATGGATCCTTGGCGACGCTCGACTTGAGCGAAGCTTCGGACCGTGTCTCCAATCGGCTGGTCGAGGCTATGTTCGAAGATTACCCACATTTGTATTGGGCGATCGACGCAACACGGTCCCGTAAGGCCGACGTACCTGGCTACGGCGTTATGCCGTTGTCAAAGTACGCGTCTATGGGTTCTGGACTCTGCTTTACCGTGGAGGCGATGGTCTTCCTGACTCTCGCCTTTCTCGGAATTGAGAAGAGCCTAGGTAGTTGCTTCTGCCAACGTGACCTGGAACGGTTCGTTGGTGAGGTGCGTGTGTATGGGGATGACATCATTGTCCCTGTGCACTGTGTCTCAATGGTGATAGATTCACTTGAGCACTTCGGTGCAAAGGTGAACTCTGGCAAGTCATTCTGGACTGGAAAGTTCAGGGAGTCTTGCGGTAAGGAGTACTACGCAGGCGAGGACGTAAGTATTGTCCGCGTCAGACGCGAGTTTCCTTCGTCACCTAAGGACGCTAGGGAAGTCATCTCGATCATCGAACTCAGGAACCAGTTTTACAAAACTGGGTACTGGTCGGTGGTCAAGTGGCTAGACTCTGAGATTCGGGATGTGATTCGTCACTTTCCCGATGTCTTGGAGACTTCTCCCTTGCATGGTCGCGTTACCTTTCTCGGCTACACAGTCGAGAAGATGCACGCGACCCTCCACTCGCCCCTGGTAAAGGGCTATATGGAGGTGTCACAGTCACCCGTTAACACATTGGATGACCTAGACGCGTTGCTCAAGTTCTTCCTCGAGCGCGGCGAATATCCGCTGTTCGATCCGAAGCACTTGGAGCGTTCTGGACGCCCCGTGGCCGTCGACATCAAGCCGCG